GGCCAGACATGATGGTGTATTGCTTTTGCGATGTTTGCGAATTAATTGCAAGCCCACTTTCAACGGCCTTAAACCTCTCATCAATCGCTTTTGTTACATCGACAATCTCAAGAGATCGCCTCACCCAAGAAACAAACCAATGCTTGAACGGCTTGAACACTTTGCCAACAAAAACAAAAATACCTGTCAGCGCACCAAGAATGGCTGCAAGGCTCAACGTGTTTGATTTGAACTGGTCAAAAAAGTTCGGGGGCGGGGGAGTTGCAGACGGCTTTGCCCCAGACTCAGTTGCACATACAACTATTAGAAAAGAAAGGGCTGCCACCACCACAGTAATGACAGCCCAGGTTTTAAGAAATTTGCTATGCCTCCATAGGGGAAAATCCCTCCGCATACAGCATCACGCTCATTCTTTCAAAAATCAATCTACTTTCACATCCTTGCCACGGTTTTCGGCCAGAGCCTTTCCAACTTCCTTACTTACATCCAAGTTGCCAAACGATTCGATGGCAGCCTTCAAGTCAACGCCATCTACTGCGCCTTCAATCTTGGTGAGCAATGCTGTGGCCTTCTCAAAGAACACATCAATGGGCTTCTGTGCCAGACGCATTTCAATGCGCTTATTGACAGCCGTGCGGATCGCACCGAGTTGCTGTTTGCTAATTGAGGCAAGCAGGTCGCCCATCAGGTCGCCCGCATACAACTCTTCCATCAGGTTGTCCACCGTGATTTCAATTTCGCCAATGTCCTCTGTGGCGTAAGATCTGACGATGTTCAGCCAGAACTGTTCCTCGTAGATTTCGGGCAAGTATTCATCGTCTACAAACATCCCCTCAACGGCGAGGGTGACGCACCTCAGTTTTTCTTCCAAAGTGATGAGGTTTTTGAACTTAATTTTGTCTAAAACCATTTATATTTATCCCCCTTAAACCTAAAAATGCTTATCAAACTGCGATTTCATCATCGCCCTCACCACGAACCGCCCCGATGATGCGTTCAACAGCATCGTAGGCACCGTTAGCGGTGAGAGAGGCGCCAGCAGAGTTGAGGATGTACAGAACAATGTCAACGCCTTTGAAGTCGTTGGTCGCCAACTTGTAAACCACCATGATCACGATGGCGATTGCAAAACTAACCAATTGGGTGGGCACGCGCTCAAGGAACTTGAACACTTTGGAGAACTCGGTCATCAGCGCCACGGCAGCGGCGAAGCCAACAAAGGTGCCAATGAACTCCCACGTCATGAATTCAGTCATTTCTATTACCCCTTCTTAATCAAATATTTTCTATCGGAATAACCAACAAATTTTCCATAGGCGACCTTAGCCCAAGTCGCGTCTACTTCCTGAAGCACAGACACCTCTGCGCCTCGCGGAACCTTTGTCAAGCTAACGCCCTTGCGAGGGTCACGCCAAATGTTCAAGGACAACGGATACAAGGTCTTAACAGTTGCCTTATACAGAACACCCTGTTGTGGCTTTCCTTCTTTTTCCAAATATTGCCTGTCAACATAGCCAACTTCGCCGTTATATCTCACCTTAGCCCAGATATGAGTAACTTCCTTCAGCACATCAACCGTGGCCCCGTTAGGAATCTTGCGAATGCTTGACACCTTGTTCGCATAACGCCACAGGTTCAGCGACAGCGGGAACCTTGTGCGTACAACGGAACGATATAGCACATCAGAAGGTTTTTCTTCGGGCTTTTGTTCCGATGGGCTGTCTTGCGTATTATCTTGCGTACTATCTTGGCTATCGCCAACCATTTTCAGATATTGACGGCCAACATAGCCCCTGGTTTTGTCGTACTCTACAAACGCCCAGGAAGCATTGATTTCTTCCAATACATCAACCAATGCACCCCTCGGGACGAGTTTCAGCGACTGCCCCTTGGTGATTGTTGACCAAATATTGAGAGAAAGCGGGTTCCTCGTGACAACCTCTGCCTTATAAATTACGCCCACAGGATTCGGCTTCGGCTCTTGCGTATTACCTTGCGTATCATCTTGCTTATCGGCCAATTTCTTTAGATACTGGCGATCAACATATCCTCTGACACCTTCATACTCAACAAAAGCCCATGTTGAACTAACTTCCTCAAGAACGTTCACCGTTGCGCCTCTTGGAATCAATTTGAGAGACCTGCTCTTAGATGCAGTTGCCCAAATGTTCAAGGACAGAGGGTTTCGAGTAACGGCCTCTGCCTTATACAAGACGATAATCGGCTTTTCTTCTGTGGGCCTTGCAGAACTCGTAGGATGGATTTCAGTCCCAGGATAATAGAACGATAGGATGCCAACGTGGTTCGCACCATTATTGGCAGCCCAAATCGCCCCCTGTTGGCTCATGCCAACGGGGTGCCCTTTAAACGGCTTGCCACTTGCAACCGTCCAAGGGTCGTCCTTGGTGACAAGGTAGGGCAAGTCTGCAACCCAATGGTCTTTAGACGCGACCATTTTGCCACCGTTTGAGTCGGCGTAATAGGTCTGCGCAATTGTTCCATTATAAAGAAGCACCTGCCCGGCGGTCTGCTTAACAGCGTCAAAGGCGTTCTTGAATGCGGGATTTTTTGTGAGCGCCCCACGATACGCCTGATGCACAGTCGTGTCGGTAATCACTTGCCCTTTTTGCGTCCAAAAGTACACAAGCGACCTTGCGGCAATGGCCTGCGCTTTGCAGGCTTCAATATGGCTATTTCCAATTTCAGCAGGAACGACACCAAGCAGATATTCCTCAATGGGCAGTTGGATGACAGTACCGATGGGCTTATTGAAAAACTCTGCGTTTTCAGGGTTTTTGATTTGAAATTTTACGATATGCCCATCAACGATGCTTTTTTCTTGCTCAACGCTCTTGTCTTTATAAGCGCCGAAGAAATCAGCAATGGCGTCAGCCAAGTTTTCCGCAACCTTGTCCATGTTCTCATGGAACCATGTGGCGTCCGCCAAGTTGTCATGAAACAAGAGTTCTATGTACACAGACGGGCACTTGGGTGCTCTTGCCTCGTAGAAAGTATAAGTTCCAACGCGAATCCTATCCTTCAGGGGGTACAACTTCATCCAGTGCTTCTTGAAAATCTTTCCGACTTCCATGCTCTCCAGGCGTCCTGGGTAAAAACCGAATGTAGTGCCACGCGCAGTGCCCTTGGCCGTGGCGTTGGTATGGATGGGCAGATACAACTGAGCACCCCAACGGGTTGCCTCATTAACCCACTTCGTCATGCTGTCACCGCGGTTGTGAACCTTGTGCTCAATTCCATAAGCATCCAGGTATGGAAGCATCTTGAATGTCAGTTCTTCGCAATGATCTCGCTCCGAGTGGCCCAGGATGCAGCGATTATTTGGCTGGTTACTTGGGCTTAAAAACACTTTCATCTATTCTTCACCTCAATAAAAAAGCCCGCCCTTGCGGGCGGGGCTTTGAGTAGTTTTAAGTGAAACCGTTACTTCGTCCCAGTCTGCTGGGTAAACCTCTGGATTGTGAACAACACCGTCTCGTTTTGCCTTATAGTGCTTGCCGTTCTTCGGCCAATACCCAATCTCATCCTTACCAAATGCCAATTCAGTTGTGATGATTTCGGGTATTTCGCGATAGTTTGTATCGCTAAACAGAAGTTCGTCCCAAAGTTCCGGGGCATTGTCAGGGTTCTGGTCTAGCCTGTCCCACAGGTCAACTTTTGCCTTCATAACAACGCCGTTCCAGTTGATGCGCTTGTTAGTAGGAACCAACTCGCCACTATTCCGCAATTCGCCATAGATTTCGGGATGCTCAACAGCGATTTCATCCGGCAAGTCCGCCGCTATGCTGTCCAGTTTCTCCTTCAGCACTTCCGCTTCCGGGGGTTTGTACAGGACAAGGGAGTGCTCAAGGAACTCCGTGAACCCATCCTGCTTGTACTGGTCGATTAAGTCTTGGGGCGCATCAAGGAATATCCTGATTGTCTCGACACGCTTCCCATTTACAGTTCTATTCTCTCTAATCATATCAACACCCACGCTCCGTTCGATTTGACGTATAGCCCGCTGGTCGCTCCACCACTTGTTGATCCTTTAAGTTTCGCATTTGTCCCACCCACGAGCGCGGAGTTACCTTCGTCCAGGGTCGGGTAGAAAATACCGATGTAGTATGTCGCGCCTGATGAGAGGTTGTTCTGGGCGGTCAGCGTAACTGTGTGCTTTTGAGGGGCTTCTGGCGAGTTTGTTGCCGATATTGTCCCGGTTGCTAAGATGCTGTAACTCGTGTTTGCCAAAACCACGTTATAGTTTGTCACACCATTAGATAGTGTTGACCCGGACATTTTCTTGGCCGTCCAAAATTCAAAAGTCAGCCCCTTTACAGCCGCCGGAGCCGTGAAGGAGAAATGCGCCCCTCGGTCAAAGGTAGAGTCACCCACGCCATTGCCGATACGGTAATAGCCAGTAGATACATATTGTAGGTTCCACACCCTCGTCACTCCGAAGCGTGTCGCCTGTGCAGATGGTGTCACGAGAGTTAAGGCAGTATCGCTCCAGCCGCTGCCGGAAGTATTACCACTGTGGAAGATGTAGATGTCGCCATTTTGCCCATCTGATGCTGATGGAGGCACAGTCCCCCAAATGAACGGCAACCTCCCCATTCCCAGACCGCCGTTTTGTGCCCCAAGAACAAAGTTTCCGCCGAACTCGATAGGGTTATTGCTCGCACCAAGTACAAGTGCTCCGCCAGATTCTGATGCAGCGACGCTCAACATGGGTTGCCCAGCCTTATTCTTGATAAGAAAATCGTCTGTCTGGATGTCAACCTCGCCGGTCGTGTCCATGTAGATGCCGCTGCTGTTGACCTCAACCGAGGAGGTTTTCACGCCGCTTGCGGGGTCTTCGTCTGCCAACCTCCAAGGCGTGACCTGGTTGCCTTGTTCAAGCTGCACCTGGGTAAACCAAGCATTGTTGCTCTCGCCATTGGTGCTTGCGACAGACAGCACAAACACAATGATTTCAGTGCCTGTTGGAACATCAAACTGTTTCACAATCCGGCTCCACCCATCAACGTTAGGAATATCCGCAATCGGAATTCTGACCTCTTCCAATGTGCCGCCGCCCCCGGTGCGACAGTAGATAGTTGCAACGGGGAGTGTTCCATATCTTGTGCGGGTGTTGTAATTTGACCAGAACATGAAGCTCAGCACACCAGACGGGTGTGCTGTTGCGTCCCAACCGTCGTACTGGTAGCGGCGGGATGTGCTTGTTTGACCAGTTGCAAGGGACAGCCTCAGCGTGTCCTTGCCCTCATACTTGTACGTGCCATCAATGCTGTGTGTGCCGGTGCCTACCTGCGTCCAAGGATTGCCTACACCAAGCGAAAAATCACTGTTCCGAACCAGGTTACGACCGCCGGGATGCACACTGCTCACCGCCAGTTTGATGCTTTCATTGGCGGAGAGGTCGATGGTTTCGGCAAACGCCTTGATGTTTTGTGCGCCAATCATAAGGTCGTCGGATGTGGTTAGGTTGATTTTCCCTCCAGACGCCACATTGATGTCGCCACCGGACTTTACATCTATGTCCGCGCCTGTTTGCACCTCAAGCAGGCTGCCTGAGGTTAATTTTACTTTGCCGGTGGACGAAACACTCAGGCCGGTGCTGTCCATGTTGATGGCGTTACCGCCATACCCGTCTTTAATCGTTAAATCTGAGCCAGACTCTATTGCTATGCCATCTTTGTCCATCACAATGGCATTGCCACCAAGCGGGTTCGCAATGGTTAAATCAGACTCTCCGCTAAGTGTTAAGTGGTTTGCGTTGAGCGCAATATGGGGCGTTAAAACTGCACCAGCCACGAACGCAAGCCATCCGCTATCGGTTGTCGGATTGGTTGACACGGCGCGGTACGTCGCCCCATTTACATATTTTGTTCCGCTTGTCCCTGTATAGAGCCAAATATCGCCTATATTGATTTGTGACCCGCCACTCTCGCCAGCGGACTTCGGTCTGGTGCTTGACTGAAAGAAGTGGTAAGAGCCGTTGCCAAGAGAGTTAAGCCCTTTTAGCGCTTGGTCAAGCGCAACGCTTGTAATGTCATACCAGCCATTGCCACTTGTAACGATTGCCGAAACGTTTGCGGCGTTTGCACGATATATTTTTACGGGGTTTGCGTCTGTGTCGTACCAAATGTCGTTTACTGCGCTTGACGTAGGAACTCCTGGCTGATACCATATTCTATTTTTTACTGAAATAGCAGGCGTGTATGTATTGTTGACGAAATCGGTCAGGTTAGCTTGTGCATTGTCTGCCGCTGTTTTGGCGTTGTCTGCCAGCGTTTTTGCCTTGCTCGTGATGGCGTTCAACACATCCTGCCGCGCGTTGTAATAGTTGGTGAAGTTGGTCCTGAAGGTCGCCGCCGTGATGTTGCTTGTCGTGTTAAGGTTGAGCAGCAGCCCTGACGCGCCGTTGAGGTAGGTATTGAGCGTATTGTAGGCCGTTCCGTAGGCGGTTTTAGATACGCCGTACTCGTCCGCTTCGGCGTCAATCTTTGACTTCTCACCAGCGATAACATCCCACTCTTTTTTAACAGCCTTCTTTTCAACGGGGGTTAGTTTGCTATCTGCGGCGATGTCGGTCAATTGGTTGAGGGCGGATGTCGCATTGGTTGCCGCTGTGTTCGCTGTCCCTTGAGCCGCGCTTGCTGCCGCTGCCGCTGCCGCCGCTGCTGTGTCGTCCGTGTATTTGCTTGCTAACTCCCAGTCTGATGCGGTGTAACTGCCAGTCAGCCTTTCAACTTTACACCTTCTAAGGTCTCCCGTTGGCCCACCTGTCCACAAGTCACCCACATTGTAGGGCGTGGTTGGTGTAGATACGAAAACTTGCCGCTTTTTGTCTGCCGTGTCGCTTGCCGTTGACGCTTTCTGCATGGCCGCTGTGATGTCAGAATCTTTGATTCGCTCCCATGAGTAAGTGCCTGTAACTACCTTATACCGATATACAAAGCCTGACGCTGTATCGTAGTAAAGGTCGCCAATGTGCTTGTTCTTGAGCGTTGTCGTTGTCCACGCTGATGCGGGAGCATTGGTTGCGGTCGGCGCGCCTGAGTAGTACCATGTCTCCACCTTGCCGTCTATCTGCGATTGGAAACTCGCCTTGTCTGCCGCATAAGTGACATCGACAAAATTGCTGGCGTATGAATCGTCCGTATACTTGCTTGCCTTTACCCAATGCGAAAGTGAAGCAGTGTCGCCAAGAATCTTGGCCGACTGGCAACGCATAATGTCGCCGTTGTTGCCCTGAACCCACAAGTCACCGATATCGTAAGGGGGCGTGGGTAATGTCGGAGGCGTAACGGTAAACACCCTGCGCTTGCCGTCAGCCGTGTCCTTAGCGGTTGAAGCGGTGGCATAAGCATCAATCGCCGTCTGGTCGTTGACATCCTCCCACGAGGTGCCGTCCCACCTCTTTAGTTTCTGTTGCCCGCTTGTCGAATTAAACCACAAGTCGCCTATTGCCGCCGATTTTTGTTCTGGCGTTGTCCAATTAGCGGATGGGTCAGCCTCGCCAAAATATGTTTCGATTTTGCCGTCGATCTGTGTTTGGAACCCTGACACGCCACTACTTACTTCATTGGTCACATAACCGCCCACAGTAACGCCGGTCGCAGAATTAAGAACTAGATCGTCGGCAGAAGCCAACTCAATTTTGCCGCCAGACGCGACCTTCACAGAACCCATTGCGTCAACATTCAGGTTGCCACCACTTTTTATGTTAAGGTTCCCACCGCCGAGGATATTGATTTCACCGGTCGAGAGAATGTTTAGCCCCTTTTCAACAGCCTCAATAAAACTGGTGTGGAGTTCGCTCGCCTTAACTGGCTCCCATTTAACAGTAGGCTGCGTCTGGGTACACCTCGATATAATTTCAGTGGTTGTGTTCACCCATAGTTGCCCAACATACGGTGTAGATGGGGGCGTTGCCCCGCGGAAAATAGTGTATTCGCTCATCAGCCCCTTGGCATTATCAGAAATGTTTTGATACTGAACCTCATAGGGCTTCGTGGTCATGTTCCCATCAGCATCTACGCCAATGGCGTGCAGATTGCCGTCATCATCCTCTAACACGAGTTGTCCGACTTGCAGGAAGTCGATATTGGCGGCGCGAACCCTCAGCCTTCCAATATAGAGTTCACCGCCAACACCAAGTTGGAACACCTCTGTGTTGAAGTATGCGGAGTCCGCATCCAAGTCCTTGACTCTCGCATAGTCAATATTTGCGTTCTTGATGTCTGCGGTTGTAATGTTTACATTCTTAATTTGGGCATATTCAATCTCAGCCGTTTGAATCTGCGCCAGCGCAATCCTGGCAATATCAGCATCCAGTTCTTTAATCTTGATAGACGGTATCGACCCGTCCTTCAACATGAAACCGGGAATGCTCCCTTGCCTTATCTGATTCCCGGATATTTTTGTGTTCTTGAAAGTTTGTACGCTGTATTCGTTTGCATCTCTGTTGGCGTATCTGGCCGCCTGTATGATCGCTTCCGCTATCGCCTTTGCAATCTCATGCTTGTCGGACAATCACGATTCACCGCCCTCTATCTCCAATGGCATTAAACAAATGCCCTATGTCGTATCTCCAACGAACCCTGATGAGTTCCTGGGGGATTAGAATTCCTATAGATGAAATGTCGGTTCTGTTTACCGACCTCTTTGCCATGTGGTCAGTCACCTCCACAAAACGCTTGATATCAACAAAATATGTTTCGTTCTGTGGCCTGAAATTAATAACAAGCCCGGCAATCCCGCCGGGCGTTTCTGCTACCTTGAGCAAGCCTTCTATCTGATTCTTCCTGATGTTATAAGTGCGCTTCACGACACTTAGATCGTCTGCTTTGCGCCAAAATGTTAGTGGCGCAGTCGTGGTCTTTAACTCAAACGCGTAGAAGTTAGGATAAAAGTACACAAAACAATCGCACGGGTTGCTCAGTGCAAATCTCGTAAACTGACCGCCGCCAAAAGAAGTCGCAGGGTCTTTCAGCCTATGGTAATAGGCACCCTCAGGCATACTCTTGGCGAAGTCTTGCTCAAACCTCTTGCCAACGTCCCTATTCAAATTTTCACCAGCCTTCGATATTGCTTTCCTACTGTTTTCGCCATGCCACATTACGAAATGAACGACGCCCATACTGCGGCAACGCCCTCGTTCTGCCTTTCGAACGCGCTAAACGTTACGCCTGTGCTGTCCGTGTCTGTGGCTGTAGGGGCAACGCAGACACCGACAGCATCCTTAATGAACAAAATATCTGTGCCATCTACGCTGACCGTCCAATTATCAAGCGTTTCGGCTGCAATTGCGGCGTCAACGGCCGCCTTAATCTTGGAAGCGACCTGTTCTGCTGTGTCATCAAGTTCGACAGCAACAACTATCGCCGTTCCGTTCAACTCAATCGTAATATCGCCAGCAGCTGTCACTGCGCCTGTTTCAACCGTGAGCGCGTCTGCCTCATGTTCGCCAACGGTTGTACAGCAAGCGAAATCCTTGTCTGCCAAACTGTACACAGCCATTCCTTCATACATAGAAGAACTTGTGTTAGGGAAGGACGGAAGTATTGCGTACTGGTGCAATGACGGCGCAAGCAAAGCGTCTAATTTGATACAAATTTCACGCAATGCTTCTTCCGCCGTGGTTGCGTCAAGATACCCGCCAACGTCAGCGATGGTTACGCTACTTGCGGGCAGGTTTACTAAAACATCGTCTAATTTGATACAAATTTCACGCAATGCTTCTTCCGCCGTGGTTGCGTCAAGATACCCGCCAACGTCAGCGATGGTTACGCTACTTGCGGGCAGGTTTACTAAAACAGATTGTCCCATTTTATCACCTCATAAGGTTGTTTTTGAAAACAAAAAAGCCCGCCGAAGCGGGGGAAAAGTAGTATGAATTAGTTACAAATGGTTATATTAACAACCATAAAATACATGAAAATGCTAACCAAATGATAGTTTTATTGTTCCGACTTAAAATTAGTTCAAGTGTTTTTTATACTCGTATGCGGCTGTATCTCTATCCGTTTGCGCGTATATGAGAGTCGTATCTAAACTTTCGTGTCCAAGTAGATCGTGAATTACATTTATCGATACACCCGACCTAAGTCCTTGTGTGGCAAAACTGTGCCTAAGCAAGTGCGGGTATACGTCTTTTGAAATTCCAGCCTTTTGCGCAATGCTCTTGACTTCTCTCTGAATTGACCTATGCCCCATACGGTCGTGCGGCTGTTTGCTTGTTATAAAT